ACCACTGTGCCTGTTTGTGCGCCATTGTTTACTACACCCTTTGAATATTGATCTGCCTCGCCTGTTGTTCTAGCATTTTTAATATAGAACGGATGCCCTGGTGCATTAATTTCAAATCTATAAGTTGCACCTCTATACAACACAACATAGGGATTGCCTGTAGCACCATCTGGTGTGAATACATATTCTATATTTCCATTGTTTGTTACACTAAAGGTACTAATTGTTCCATCGGCATATCCTGTAATTGTAACAGGGTTTGGTCCTTGTGGTAACCAATAGTACTGTCTATAATTTACAAACTTATCAAAATCAATGTGCGGATTCCATGCATAGTATTTTGCATCAAACAATCTATCGTGCTTTTTGGTGTTTGCATTGAAGTAATCTAATTGATTAATTAAATCATCATAGGTACCCGACCAATCAGTTCTATCTTGAAAATCATCTCTAACTACTACACCAGGTAGTAAATTATATCTTCTGCGATTTTTAGTTGGTTCAGGAATGTATTCATCGCTAGGTGTAGCACCAATAGTATCTCTGGCGCCTACAAATCCGTTTAGTCTTTCTAGTTGACCTTTAGAAATAAAACTATCTAAAGTGCTTCCTAAAAACTTTCTGTTTGCTTCTGTGCGGAAAAATAAAGGTAACAGATCAGCACTGTTTCTATTTTTATCTTTATTTTCTTTGTTTACTGGTGCAGTATTTTCGCTGTATGCCATTAGTATCCATAGCCTCCGCCACTTGTTCCGCTAGTTGGATTAGCAGATGAAATAGTTACTCCAGTTGTTGTGCTGGTGCCATTGCTTGTGCTAATTGACATTGCACTGCTTATAATGTTACCTGCCGCTTGTAAATTGCTTGCTGTTAAACTGTCGATAATTTCTACATTATCTACTGTAGCATTGCTTATAAAAATTTCATCTGGTTTACTTGTTAACTGGAATAATGATCCAAAACTCTGTGTGTTTGATCTTGGTACAATAACGAAGTTTGCAAGTTCAGGAGCAAGTTCATTGTGAACATAGGTGGCAAGTTCAGTAAAATAAAAAGTATCACCAAAGTCCCAATTTTCAATTGCAAAGAAATTGTTTACCGCATCAATTACCATGCTTTTGATTTCGTTATCACTCATGGTGCTTTGATTAGTTTTAACAACTTTAAATGTTGCTTGTAAACTAGTTTCTGCATCAATACCAAATAGTGTTCTATAATTTACGCTATGAAAAATAATTGTATCTGAAATAGATTTTACCTTTTCTAGTGTTGGTTCAAACTGTGATCTTAACTGTTCACTGGTTGGAGCAATAGGCTTAGTAGTATTGCCTGCAATATAACTTCTAAACTCATTGTCATAATTTTCTGTCAAAACATACATATCAATAATATTTGTTTTGCTAGGGTCAAGTCTTCTATCATTTTCCGCATTGTGTAGATATTGAAATCTAATATCACTTCTTCCTGGTCTAGCAAAATAATTGTTATTGAGTGTCAATGTACCTTGGTTGGCATTGTATTCTTTAATTACATTTTCTAATTCGCTGTAAAAGTAAAATAACTGTCCATTGTCATATTGACTTAGTGAAGATACACTAGATTCTTTGTCAAATACAACAAAATTTGTGCTATCGACTTTTTGCGTTACTGTGTAATTTCCGACCACTGTGTTTTCAAAGAAAACAAATTTGTCTTTATATCCTCTTACATCTGTCGATTCTGGTGCAACAATATTGTTGAAACTGTCTGGATCATCTACCATGCCATCGTCATCGCTATCGTACAGATTAACGATAACTTTATTTTTTTCTTCATAACCATCTAATGCTCTAACAGCACCTGTAATTTCCCATTCATAATCTTTATCTAAAATAGAAGACTCTGTAGGATCTTCGTTTACTTTTAAAACTTTGATTTGATCTTTTATAACTTTACCAGTTTGTGAATCATAAGATTTTCCTCTTTCATCTACATAGAATGAAACTAGGTTTTCGCTATCAAATCTATAATTCAAACCACGATAGGTCACAGTGTAAGTATCGCCGTCAGTTTCAAAAAGCAAAATCCAACTTTTATCAACTTTAGTTCCAGATAGATCTCCTTCTCTATCTAGGCTAAACGGATCAATAGTGTTTAGATTTGCATTTGTAATAATTTTCCATAACTGAGCATTTTGATCCCATCTAACACCAAATGTTTTATAGGTAAAGATTAAATCAATCATTTCAGTTTCAATATCACTAGGAAGATCTGTTACAATATTTGGAATAATTTCACTAGGTATTGCTAGTGAACTAATCTGTTCACTTAGTACTAGAGGACCTGTTCCGTCATCTAGTGCACCTGCGCCACCGTTTGAACCATCACCTACTACACTTAAAATTTTTGTCCATATATAATTTCTTGTTGTTTTTGTTTGTGTGGTTGTTAAATCACCATTTGGTAAAAAATACCTACCGCTTGGTGGAACAAACTTAACCATCGCATCAGTTGCAATAAATCTAAAGTTATTACCAGTAAAACTTCCAACTGTAATAGGAGCGTTAGTTACTGCATTTCTAAAATAACCTGTAGACCCCGAAGATGTATTAGTGCTTTTTACCCAATCAATGTTTAATCCTGCTGTGTTAATTCTAGGATAGTTGTCATAATAGAAACTCTTTGTAGTGACGCTGTTAAGAATAGGTTCTACTTGATTTTGTAAAACGCCAAGTATATCATTTCTTGTTGCAAAGTTGAAATTAAAATCAACTTCAAAACTATTTTTATAAAGTATTCCGTCATCAGCAATTAGATTGGTAGGAGAATATTTTCCAGTAGGATCTTGAATTTCAAATTGTCTACTGATTCCACTGCTTGCTCTATTAACTGCTTTGGCTTTTACGATAGATGGATTACTTGTTAAAGGATAGGTATTATAATCTTCAGCAGTAATCATTCTATTTTGTGCGTAAAACGCCTGAGGTGCATTTTGTTTAATGTTAGCCGCATCTTCACTTGCACTTGCGTTTGTGATTGTGCTTTGTAGTGTAAGTTGAAGTGTTAATGTATTAGGTTGCCCACGTTTAGAAACATAAGGAATGTTAACAACAACATTTGTAATGTCGCTTGGTTTAATAATATATGTTCTACCGTTGCTTACTCTGAAATAGGAAACAAAACTACCGTTTGGTAAATCACCAAAACTTCCATCAGCAAAATTTAAACTTACTTGGTCTTGATCTCTTGTGCTAACAGCATATATTGTTCTTGTGTTTTTGTTGATGCTGTTGTAAATTACATTTGAACCATAAACATTGTCTAGTTTTGTCCACTCAATATCTGGATTTCCATCTCTGTCTAATTGCCATAACCAAAGATCATTTTCATTTACATTATTTGCATTAATATTAATAACTTCATTTGTTGAAGGATCATTAATTGTAAACGGCGCACTTTGTAAATTACCTTGTGTGAAATGTACAAAAAATCCTGTGTTGGCACTGCTGTTTCCTCTACGGTCATTTCTGTATATCATTCCAAAAGGTCTACCTGGTAAAGGTGTTTCTTCAAAAATACTTGTGTCATTTACATTTGCACTTACAATTTGAAATTGTGTGCTAGATCCACTTACAACTTTGCTAAAATTAAACAATGGAACATCAGAAAGGTTAGTGTTAACTGTGTATTGTTCTGTATTGATACCTCCAACAGTTGCACTAGAACTCGGTCTACCAAATGTTGTGTTTGCTGTAAAAGCGTTATTTAAAATTGCTGTCATTTGCTCTAACCAATTGGCATTAGTATCATCATTCCAAATGATAAATCTGTTTCTTAGGTTAGATCCAAAACTGTCAACAACATCTTCTGTTGTTTGTAAACCTGTAACCTTTAGCAATCCATTTGCTGGAATGTTTCTTTTAGCATTGTATCCAACTAGTCTTGCAAGTCTAAGCACAGATTCTTTTTTCTGTGCGGTTTCAATAAAGTTTTCTCTGGCGTTTAAATCAATTCTATATGATAGACTTTGACCTAAAAAAGCAATTAGATCAATAAGTGCTAGGTACTCTGAACTCTCTACATAATCATTAAAATCTTCTGGATAATTCTTTCTTAGATAGTTAATCATAGTCCTACGCAAAGTAGGAAAATCATAGGAACTGAAGTCAGCATCAGTGAATGATCTGTATATTTTACTCCAGTCTTCGTTTACAAGTAGTGAGTTTTGTCTATCGTATGTTGCCATAGTAATATTTACCTTAATAGTTAAGTGCGTGGTTTATTTCTATGCTAGACTTAAACCGTTGTTTCTATCAAAATCAAACAGTATTTGTTCCACTACTTGATGCTTGATAAACTCTACTTCTGCATACACTTGCAAACCATAATCTTTCTGTATTATAGATACATTTTTTGCATTGATTCTAGGCTCAGCATCAAATATTTTTAAAACATCTTCTAGAATAATATCACGTGCTTGCTCTGTAAGTGGTTCAAAAAGTGTGTCCCAGATGATGGTACCAAAATCTGCATTGTATATTTTTTCGCCTTTGCGAATGTTAAAATGATTGAGCAAATCTTGCTTGATCAAATCTGCATCATAGAGATTAAAATTAGTTGTGTTAGGATTAACCGTGGAAATGCCTCTATAAATTTGGCTTCTACGCTTGTCATTTCCACTGTTAATACTATTAGTAGAAATGTTGATTTCTTTATAATTAGACATTATTCGGCCTCCCTATCCGTAGCGTATTTACTTGTGGATTCTCTGTTTGCACCTTCATGCAATGTCCAAGGTTCGTGCTGAGGAATCCTACGCATTATGCTGTTAGTCGATTCGGTTGTTAAGTAAGTAGTGGTTGCCCAATCCCCTTCTGGATCGTTGGTTGGATTAGTCCACAATCTCAAAGCAATAACACCAAGTGCTGTTGTTGGCTGAGGTTCTAACAATGTGGACGGTGTTGCAATAACAGCAAGATCAGATATGCCTGATAATCCTTCGTTCATTCTAATTTGTGCACCATCCATGTGTACATTTTGAGTTGCTTTTACATCAATTTTTCCTGTAACCGAAGTAAGTGCAATATCACTAAAACTGCTTACTTGAAATTTTCCTAAAGGATTTGTGTCAATCACAAAATTAGTGTGAGGCACTGTTGGAATAGCAGGTGGTATTAATTCCCAATAAGGTCCCGGTGCAGGAGGTATAGGAGCCTGTGCAGGTCCTGGTGCAATCGCTTTAGAAAGTGCTCTATAAAATTGATTTGCAAATATTACGCTTTGACCTTTGTTATATGTTTTTGCAGGATTGTAGTTGTTGATCCATACTTGGTTAGCGGCATTTGCAGTTTTTAATTCTATTCCTGTACCAGCACTTGCTGTTATTCCGTAGAATGTTTGTAAGTCCATGTTACTGGATTTTGCTTTTAGATTTAATTTGTTGGTTATGTCAATGTTTTCACTTTGTAAACTTAAATTACCAACGAGTAGTCTGGTATCTGTAGCAATAATATCTAGGCTTCCTCTAACATCAAGGTTCATTGTGTTTTTTGCTAGGAAGTTGGTAGTTTCGCCTTCTAGATGGAAACCTTCAACTGCTTTAATATTAACATTTCTACCACCTTCAATATTTACATCTCTATCAGCACGGAAGTTGAAATCTGCTTCACTGTGTATACTAACACTGTCTTTGGCATAGATATCCACTTTACCATCTTTGGTCATTTCAATCCATGCATTACCACTTTGTGTTGCAATGTAAATTAATTCTTCTGAATCATGTATTAGAAACTGTCCACCTTTGCTTGATCTAATTCTAACTAGATTGTTTCTTCCTCTGATATCACCATCATCCATGCTAAAGGTGTGGCCACCTAGATTAGTAACCGAAGTATTATCACCATCAGGATTAAGTGCCGTTGTTGTGCCCGGAGCACCCGGAGTGTTAAATCCTAAAACACGACTAGGCGCTTCTCTTGTTGCACTAGACGATGTTTGACCTCTTACAGTATCAACTAACAATCCCTGTTGTTGTAAAACTCTTGCAAAAGGATGAACTGGATTTTTATACTTTTCTCTTGCCACACTGCCGTCTTGGCTGGACTTGACCATTTCTCCTGCTGGTAGTCCCACAGTTGATCTTAATTCATTTAGATCACTTTCACTTCCGCCTACATATTCTCTAGTGGCAAAATCTGGAATGTTATTTCCTATGCCAGGTTCTGGAAATGCTCCTAACCAAAAACCAATATTCAAATTGTCTTCAGCAAGTGCAATTAAGCCAAAGGTACCAGGTTGTGGTGCAGGAAATGCACTGCCTGATGCAGTTTGTGAATCTTCAAAATTATTAGGATCAGAACCTGCGGCTTCTGCTGGCTTTTGACTGAAATATGGCAAAAGCATTTGACATTCAATTTCGTTGCTTCTATTGCCAGTTTCAT